GTTATTATCTCCAGTACTAATAGCAGTTCCTGCTTCATCTCCAACACAAACATTATAATTACCACCACTTGCAATGGAATTACCTGCATTAACACCTGCTTTAAAGTTTGATGTGCCACTTGTAGATGATGCAAGGTCACCAGTTATAGTAACATTACCACTATTTGTTTGATTACCAGTTACACCAAGAGTACCCCCCATAGTAACATTACCATCAAACGTACCACCATCTGCTTTACTTACTGTATCTGCCACAGAAAATACGTCAAAAACTACAACCTCAACTATGTCATCAGCAGATGCACCTTGAGCTAGTACAATAGCTGTACCACTTGTAGATGTGTAGTCAGCTTCACTTAGCTTTACACCATTTTGGTATACGTCAACAAAGTTACTGTCGTTGTAACTTAGGGTAGCACCTTCTGCTCCTGCACCACTGAATGAGGTTTGGGATGCAGTGGCAGTGTATGTATGCTTTCGTCTTACTCCATTTGAAGGAGATACTCCTATGTATGGCATTGTTTATACCTCTTGTGATTCTACAAATGTTTTGTAATTAGCTTTGACTGTATCTGTCCATACTGCATTGGCTATTGCTTGTACTTCAGTAGCTTCACCACTTATGTTGGTGTCTGTGTGTGTCCATGTATCGCCATCTTTTGATGATGTGAATGGTTGTAGAACGTGCCTATGCCTTGACCTACTAATTTCTGTACCATCTTCTTTGATAACTGTATCTGTAGCAACTTGTATATTCCAAGTGCCAACAACCTCTATTTTTTCAATTACTGCTTCTTTTGATATAGCCATTTTTTATCCTTTTAATGTGTTAAGATATTTCTAATGTTTGAACAAATCTTAAAAAAGTACTACTTGCCAAGTGACTTCCTTGTACGATTGAACTATTTGAACCATCTAGTGAGTAATAAAGTGTCATTGTTGAAGAAGAATCGGCTATATATCCATATACTGCTTTTGCACTATTATCCCAATTCAAATTAAAAAATTGAAGAGGAACATACATACTCAAAGTACCTTGTGGGTTTATAGTAACTGGAATACCAGTAATGGATAAATTACCACTAAGTCCTGTGCCAATATTAGCAAAATCAGCAGAAAGCAATATTGTTTTACCTATTATTACATAGCTTCCAACCCCTGCATCAGTTCCACCTCCTGCTCCGTTTAAAACTGGACTCCAAGTTCCTTCTTCATAATCATCAATCAAATTAGATGCAGTAGCAGAGGTTACACCAAGATGAACACCTTTGCCTGCTGTGCTGAAAGTAATATTATCATCAAGGCTACCTAAACCTAATCCTTGTACTTTTGTTAAAGCCATTCCTTACTCCTAACAAGCCATTAATACACAAGGCACTAAATATGTGCCATCATCATATGTGTGTGATACGTTTGTTGATGTTACTTTTGCTATTGTTTTACTTCTAACTATATCGTCACTTTGAGTTTTTGCTGTGCCATCTCCTGCACTCATTAGCAAATCACCTCTAGCTACTGTTGTTCCTTTAGCAATCCTAATAACCATATCACCTGTCATTGCTATGTTCATGTCGTTAAAATCGTCATCATTATCCCAATTAACAAAAACTCCTGCTACATTAGCATCACCTTCAACACTAGATACTGCCATCTTATTTAACTGTTCATTATCTTCTATATATGCAGATTTTTTTACATCACCTACAGATACTCCATCAGGCAGTTCATCTTCATCTGTCCACAAAACTTCTTCATGTGACCATTCAACCATTTCATTAAGGTTAGTCATTACTGTGCCTTTGACTATTGAAGTGTCTTTGCTATTATCAAGTAATCTTGACCAACGAGATAAGTGACCACCATTATAAGAAGTTGTTGTGCCAGATATAGATATAGTACCTTCTTGTGTACCTGCTGAACGAAAATCAACTATTGTGCCATCTTGAACCCTATTAACAAGCATTGATGTTTGACCACTTACACTAATATGAGTTGCACCAGTACCACCAATTCTAGTTCCTGCAGTTGTTCCTTCAGCTGGACTTGCGTTAGTTGTACCAAAAAGGACAGACCCATAACTTTTTACACGAAATGCTTCTGAAGCATTCGTTTTAAAAACCATCTCATTAGCATCATGTTCATATTGAATTACTCCAATATCTGCATCACCACTATCACCAAAATTTATTCTACCAGAATTATCTGTTGCAGAAATAAGATGAAGTTCAGAATCACCAGTATTATCACCAATAGTTAAGTCATCCCCTAAAACAGTAACGTCAGCTGAAAAAGTAGCATTACCTGTAAATGTACTTGTACCTGCTACAGTAGTGTTGCCACTAAACGTACCATTAGTTGCACTCAAAGCACTTGTCGAAGGATGTGTAACTGTACCTATTGTTCTAAACAAATAATACACAAATATATTATTACCAGAGTTACTTGATGGTGCCGCAGTAAATGTTAATGTTGTACCACTGCTTACTGCATAAGCTACTGATGGTTCTTGGATAACACCATCTACGGATACTAGTATATCTTCGTCAGCACCTACTGAATGTTCTAATGTAAAAGCAGTTGTAGATCCATTTCCAGAATATACGGATGCAGCTTTAGTCGCTGTAAATCTATCTACTGCTGGATTACCTAAATATGGCATCTTATGTTATCTCCATTATACTCAACGTACCTGAAAGTTTATCTGCTACAGAACAATCCACAGTAATCTGGTCTGTTGCTTCTAATACAACTTTATTTCCCGACATCAATTCTAGAGCAGATCCAACGGGTATGGGTGCGTCTTTAACAATGACACTCGTTCCGTTTGCTGTATTGTTTGTCACCGCTCTGTTTGCAGTATCACTTACTAATCTTACTGTCGCAGTAACTTGTGCAGTATGTATATTTGATAATACCAATCCAAGTACGATTGTTGTTGTGCTACTTGCTGCCGTGTAAACTACATACGGAGTTCCCGATGAAGCAGGCTCGGCTGCAAAGTTAACGACTTTAAATGTGTTTGCCATTCTTTATCTCCTAATCAGCCAAGCGCTATCGCCAAGGCGGTGGCTTCGTTTGCGGCATCTGTTGCACTTGTTCCACCTATATCAGACAGTGTTTCAGAAGCACTTCTACCCTCTAATCCGTTTGCAGTAAATCTTGCAAAGTCATCATCTGCTACACTCGCATGATCTATCTTAACTGCATTAGTATTAGATATACCAAATGTTAAACTAGCTTGTCCGCCAATATCAGAAAGAACTTCGGCAGCACTTCTGCCTTCTATTGTCGTACCTGCAACTCTTAAAAAGTCATCGTCTGCCACACCAGTTGTAAACTTAGGTACGTTGTTATTAGATATACCCGTGTCTAAAGTTGCTGTTGCAGTAATAGCTGTTCCATTTAATGTGATAGCATCTGCTTCTAGAGTTCCATCAAAGTCACCATTTACAGCATCAATATTACCCTTGAATATTGTAGCAGAAACTGTACCTGTACTTGGATTATATGAAAAGTCACCATCAGATTCTAAACCAACATTACCAGTGGCAGAAGCGTCTTCTATAAAAGTTATTAAATTTTCTTCGTTTGCATTCTCGTTATCTGCAACATTTACATGAGTTGAGTTTACTGCATTTGTTGCATTAGTAACTGTAACACCAGCTATAACAGTGTTAAGGGCTGTACCATTAACAGTAATTGCGTCTGCTTCTAATGTACCATCTATATCTGCATTACCAGAAATATCTAAACTTGCACCATCTACCTCACCTGCAACAATAATATCTCCAGCAAGATTAGCGTTCCCACTAGCATCTAAGAACACTGCTTTTGCTGCGGGTAATGTGCAAAATATTGTTTTTGTTCCAGAACCCCAGCTAAATGCATTATTAGAATTAGAACTAGCTAAGATAGTTGTTCTAGCTAATGTAGTACCAGAAGATGTAAATGTACCTAAACCAACTTCAAAGTTTGTACCATCAGTACAAGCATAATATGTAGTATCAGAGTTGCTTAAATTAGCCGTAAAAGTTTCAAAACCAGTAACAGCACCACCTAAACTATATGTGCCAGTACCAGTTGTGGTAGTTGTTTCCTTTACTCTGTCTGATATTACTAATGCCATTATTTCAACTCTATAGTAAGATTCCCTGCATTAATTCTAAAAATATCTCCAGAAGCTATAACCTTACTAGCATCCAAAGCTCCTACAAATAATATATTACCACTGCTTGAAGCGTCTACAACAAACACATGTGTTATTGTATTGTTTGTTCCACCAGAAGCAGGAAACTCAATATTAGCTGCATTAGTTGCGGTCTGTGTATCTGTTGAGTCTGCACCTATAGTTGTCCATCCAGAAGCAGCTACTTGTTGTCTTGCGTAGTTTGTAAAGGTTGCTTCCGTAAGCGAACCAGTTTCTGCGGCAGATACTGCTGTTGCAAGTCCTACATAAATACTATCTCCAGGACTAGAGAAACTAAGAGAGTCATTCTTGAATATATAATGTAATATTCTTCTCTCTAGATAATTGGTTGATGCATTTGCTGTTGCCATTTTTTACTCCTATGTTCTCGGTCTTGATGGTAGACCTACTCTATAACCATCAGTGTTTTCTCTTGCTTCACCTAAGTCTTTTACTCTTTCTAAGTACTGCATATACAACTTATCGTAGTTTTGTATAACATCTGGCTCACCTTTCATGAAAGTGTAAGCCTCTACAAGAGAACCATAAAGCAAGGCAAACGGTGCATTTGTACTAACCCAAGTTGTACCACTATCGGC